GATTATGGTTATAATCAAGTAATTACTACTCCAGATAAACAAGGTGAATTTATTAAAACTTTATTCCCAAATATCGCTACATATACTGTACCAGTATCAATACCATCTTATTTCAAAGATTCAGATAAACCTAAAATACCAATTATCACACTTAACGTTAGAAACCAATCTGATGCTGTTAAAATCGTTAAACAATTCTACTTACAATATCCTTTATATAAATGGGTTACGTTTAAAGAATTAAGAGGTTTAGACAGAGGAACATTTGCAAATGAATTAGCTAAATCATGTTTAGCTGTTTGGGTTGATGATGTTGCTGGATTCGGAACGTTCCCAATCGAAGCTATGGAATGTAATACACCAGTTATTGGTAAAGCACCAAATACTATCCCAGAATGGATGGAATCGCTTGATGAGAATGGAAATCAAGTTATTAATAACAATGGTGTATGGACTAATACAACTAATAATATTCCAGAACTAATTGCTACTTACCTTAAATTATGGTTAGAGGATAACGTACCAACTGATTTATTAGAGAACATGGAAAAAACTAAAGGTATTTATTCAGTTGAAAATCAAAAAATTAAAATTGAAGAGGTATATGGTACATTAATTTCAAATAGAGTAAATGAAATTAATAATATAATTAATAACATGACTGTTAATGCAGAATCTAAATAATAAAAAATTAAATAAAAAGAAATATGTCGAATAAAGCATCAAATATTACAGTAATTTTACCAGTACATAATTTAGACAATGTCACTGAAAAAACATTACCATACGCAATTAAAAGTGTAGCTGACCAAGTTGTAAGACCTAATCTATTAATTGTAGCATCAACTGCTGTTTATGATAAAGTTCTAGAAATGGCTAAAGACGTTGAGGATTGTGTAGTTATCGAAAATAAAGGTGAAACAGATTTTGCAAGTCAAATTGATTTTGGTGTAGCAAATATTACTACTAAATGGTTTTCTATCTTAGAATATGATGATGAATATGCAAACATTTGGTTTAAAAATGTGGTTAAATACCAAGAAGCGCACCCAGATATTGAATTATTTTTACCTATCATTGTTGACGTTAATGATAAATCTGAATTTATCGGATTTACTAATGAAGCGGTATGGGCACAAAGTTTCTCTGACGAATTAGGTTATTTAGATAACAGCGCATTATTAACTTACCAAAACTTTAACATTGATGGTATGGTAATGACTAAAGAGATTTTTGACGCAAATGGTGGGTTTAAAAAGAATATTAAATTAACATTTACATATGAATTCTTATTAAGAATGACTTTTAAAGATGTTAAAACTATGGTAATACCTAAATTTGGTTATAAGCACATCAACCAACGTGAAGGTTCATTATTCCATTCTTACAAAGATGAAATGGACCCTACTGAAGCAAACTGGTGGTTGGCTCAAGCTAAAAAAGAATACTATTTCGAAAAAGATAGAGCTATAACATATCAAAACTAATTAATTTTATAATGGCCAAACAGAGAGGAAGAAAGAGAGTTAATGACTTGTACTTTGGACCTGAAGAAGAAGATGCTGTTGTGAAATTTTTAGAATCAGAAGATATTACTGAAAGGAATGCAATCTATAACAAGTGGTTAAGAAAACCATTGGATAAAATGATTGAATCGATTATTAGAAAGTATAAATTATACAGAAAGGGTGAAACATTTGAAGACTTACATTCAGACACCCTTTCATTTCTAATTACTAAAGCTGATAAATTTGATAAAGAAGCTGGTAGAAAAGCCTATTCTTACTACGGAACAATTTGTAAAAATTACATATTAGGATTATTGATTAAAGATGAAAAAGTTATTAAACAACTTTACTCATATGAAGATATACCAAACTCTGAACTAGAAAGTAAATCTGAATTAACATATGAAATGTATGATAATAGTATTGATTTACCAGGTTTAATTAAAGAGTTAATAATTAGTATTGAAGCTGAAGTTAATAATGAAAATTTAGTTAATAAAAAGAAAATAACCGATAATGAAAAGAAAGTAGGTTACGCTCTTATTGAAATATTAAATAATTGGCAATTAACTTTATCTATGATGGACGGTGGTTCCAAATACCACAAAAATTCAATTCTAGAAAGCATGAGGAATTACACTAATTTATCAACTAAAGATATTAGATTAGCAATGAGAAGATTCAAAACATTGTATAATTTAATTAAAATGACTGGAATGGAAGAAGGGTTTTAAAAAATATTTTATATAGATATTTATTATAATAAGGAAATATAAAATTTATAGCGATGCCAAGGAAAAAGAAACAAGACGTTAAGACTAATGATGTTGATAGTTTAGAAGGATTATTGCAAGAAACATATAATGACGCTTGTGCAAATATTAATGACGCACAAAAAAATATAAATGAATTAGTTAATTCAGTAAAAGCTGAAGATGTCGATGATGCAACTAAAATTGCAAAAGAAAAAAGTAACGCATTAAAAATTAAAGATTCTGCAATAAGAATTAAATTAGAAATTGCTAAATTACAAAATGATATTATCAAACATAAAGGTGATGTCGAATCAGCAGTAAACGATAGAAGTGGAGGTAACATTACTTTAGATGACTTTTCCAAAGTTAGGGAAATGATTAAGAAAAATGCTAACAATAATAATGATTCTGATGAAGAATAAGTATGGCAATTAAAGATAGAAAGAAAAAGGTAATGGGTAAGGTTGCTGCTCTTAACAAGTTAACTGATAAGGGCAATAATCGTGTAGATGGTATTAAAAGTAAATTTAATGGCCAAAAAGAAGCAATCAATAATAAGAAAAATAATGTAATGGAGTTTATCACTAATTTAGCGATTGCCATTACTAGCTTCGAAGACCTTAAAAAAACACTTACTGATACAATAGCTAACGAATTACCAAAAACTGAATCAGCTATTAAGTCCGAATTAAAAAAACAACTTAAAGAATGTATTAGTTGTAATATCAATCCATCGATACCTAATTGGCTTAAAACGGATGGTATTACTTTAAATATAGATAAAATAGATTTTTACGGAATGTTTAAATCATCACCTGATAGTCTAGGTGGTAAATTAATCTATAACGATGCTGCAAATGGGATAAATAGTACTGATTTGAATACATTCTTATATAATGTAATTGAAAAAAATAAATCAGCACCAGAACAAGGTGGTACTGCATATCCATGGGGTGGCACTACAGTAAATAGAGCGTTATTAGATGTTAAATTTACGCCAGTCTTAAAAACTAGTATACTAGGTGCACCATATGCTACAAATCAAATTAATTTTACTGTTAATCCAGCATCGCATAATATGGATTTATATGAATTTAATAATAAACTAATCGACAGTATTAGTTTATTCGGTTCAAATGGTTCTGATAAAGTGATAGTTAAATTAATGCAAGATATGCTTGGTACCTTAAATAAAATGATACCAAGACCAAAAGCTCATATAGTTGAAGAAGAGAAGATGCGTAAAGCTATGGAATGTATGATTAATGCTGAAACTGAAGTAAACGATAGTTTCTTTACGTTCAGTAATGAAGATTTAGAACTAGTTGAACGAGAAGCGAATAATAAAAGAAAAGGTA